CATCCGTAGTCCCAGGAATACTGAAAAAAATTGTATCTTTCCGTATGAATTGCAAGATACGCCCACATCGCAAGTGCTTTTGCTCCTTCTACGATCTTTCCTGTCAATTTACCTGTTTTGAAATCTATCTCATATTCTCTCGGATAATATTCTTCTGTCTCTTCTTCTACAATTTCTTCCTCTGTTTCTTCTTCGAATGGGAACATTAAGCACTCACCACCTTACACATCACAATGTACTGGCTATCACTTATTTGTAATACCAGCACTATATCGTTTTCTATCAATTCGATTCCTTCGGCTATCAAATAATCGTCCTGATCCAGTTTTTGTCCTCCGCACACTACATATCCATCTACTACTCTTGCCAACTGCGGATGCTCTGGATTATCTCTTCTTCCTTGCTTTCGCATAATTTCCAAAAGCTTTTCATAATTATTCATAAGACTCTCCTTCCTTGCATCCAGTGTTGCACGTAATATGTATTATTTAAGCTACTTATCTTTACTCCTCCAGAACTTGAACAATGAATAAACTTTCCAGAACCGATGTAAATTCCTACATGGCTTGCTCCACTTTTATACGTTCCCTGGAAGATTACAAGATCACCTTTTTTTAGTGATCCCTTCGACACTTTCTTCCCTTTTTGTGATTGTGCCAGCGCTGTTCTTCCTATGCTCTTTCCTGCTGCTTTTTTAAATACATAGGATGTAAATCCGCTACAATCTGATTTCCCAGATTGTGGTGACGATGCTCCAAAAACGTATTTTACTTTTCCAATGTACGTTTTTGCTTTCTTTATAACCTTATCAGCTTTAGAACTGCCAGAAACCGATACTTGTTTGAATCCAGTTCCATTTCCTATGATTGCATATCCACTTCTTCTTCCAAATTTGTTGCACTGCGCTCTTGTTTTCATGAGCAAATCAAAGTGATACACTCCATTCACGATCTTGATTGCTCCACCGCGATCGTTAACCTTGTGAACCTTTTTGTCTCT